CTGCTCCGCTGGCTCGACGAACGGCGCCGCCTCGGCCTGACCCGGCCCGGCACCCCCGTGTTCTGCACCCTCGCCGGCGGGCCGGTCCGCGCCGACTACGTGCGGAACATGCTCCGCCGCCTCGCCGGCCGGGCCGGCGTGGAGAAACGGGTCCACCCGCACGGGTTCCGCCACACCTACGCCGTCGAATTGCGCCAGGCCGGCACCGACATCGCCGTCATCTCGAGACTCCTGGGTCATTCGTCGATCGCGGTGACGTCCCGGTATCTCGACCATCTCACCAACGACACCGCCGGGAAGGCCCTCATGGCGACCGTCCTGCCGTCCCTGGACGGCAACGGGTCCTCCCGTAAACCCGGACCAGCCAGCCAGGCCAGCAGGATAAAGGAAGGACCCTGATGAACGACGATACCAGCGTAGACACCGCCCGGGAGATATGGGCCGCGGTCCAGGCCGAACGGTACCGGCAGTCGGTCAAATGGGCCGCCCCCCACGCCCACGGGCAGGGTGACTGCTCATCGCCGGGGGTGCCGCTGATGGTGAAGGTTGCGGTGCTCGCCGAGGAATGCGGCGAGGTCGCGAGGGCGGCGCTCGACGGGAAACCGGAGCAGATGCGGGACGAGCTGATCCAGGTCGCCGCGGTGGCCGTGGCCATCCTCGAGGGCGGCTGCCAGTGAGGACCTACGCCGAATACCTGGAGCACAAGGCGCAGGCTGACTCCGCGGCCGGGTTCGGCCCGTCGTGGATGCCGGATTTCCTGTTCCCGTTTCAGCAGGCCCTGACGACGTGGGCGGTCCGGCAGGGCCGCGCCGCCCTGTTCGAGGACTGCGGCCTCGGGAAGTCCCCGCAGGAACTGGTGTGGGCGCAGAATGTCCACGTGCGGACGGGTAAGCCGGTGCTGATCCTGACGCCGCTGGCGGTGACGTTCCAGATGGAGGCGGAGGCCGCGAAGTTCGGGGTGGAGGCGGCCATCTCCCGCGACGGGAGCATCCCGGCGCCGGTGGTGATCACGAACTATGAGCGGCTGGAGAAGTTCGACCGGGCCGCGTTCGGCGGGGCGGTGTGCGACGAATCCTCCGCGATCAAGGCGTTCGACGGGGTGCGGCGGGCACTGGTGACCGACTTCATGCGGAAGATGCAATACCGGCTGCTGGGCACGGCGACGGCCGCGCCGAACGACTACATCGAGCTCGGCACCTCATCGGAGGCTCTGGGGTACCTGGGGCATCAGGACATGATCTCCCGGTTCTTCACCAACCGGCAGCGCACCAACGACGCGAAAGGTCACTGGGCGGGATTCGGGCGGCCGCGGCAGTGGGAGCAGAAGGCGTTCCGGTTCAAGGGCCACGCGGAGGACCCGTTCTGGCGGTGGGTCACCTCCTGGGCCCGCGCGATCCGCCGCCCTTCCGACATGGGGTTCGGCGATGACGGGTTCATCCTGCCCCCGCTGGACTACCGGCAGCACATCGTGCAGGTACCGTACGACCCGGAGGAGACGGGGACGCTGTTCGAGGTGGCCGCCCGGGGGCTGCACGAGGAACGCGCCGAACTCCGCCGCACCATCCGGCAACGCTGCGAACTGGCCGCCCAGTTGCTCGACGACGCCAAGACCGGGATCGCCTGGTGCCACCTGAACGCCGAGGGTGACCTGCTCGAGCAGATGATCCCCGGCGCGGTGCAGGTCGCCGGGTCAGACAGTCCCGACGCGAAAGAGGAAAAGCTGATCGGGTTCGCCCGCGGCGACTACGAGAAACTCGTCATCAAGCCGCGGATCGGCGCATGGGGGCTGAACCTTCAGCGCTGCCACCGGATGACGTACTTCCCCGACTACTCCTACGAGGCCCACTACCAGGCGGTCCGGCGGTGCTGGCGGTTCGGCCAGGACCAGCCGGTGACGGTGGACATCATCACGACGCCGGGCGGGGCGAACGCCCTGGCCGGGCTGCAGCGGAAGGCGGTCCAGGCGGATGAGATGTTCACTGCGCTGACCGGGCACATGAACGACGCGCTCGCCGTCCGGCGCAGCGTCATCTACGACACGGATGCGGAGGTCCCGCCGTGGGCCGGATAGCAGACCAGGTGATCACGGACCGGTACGCCCTGTACTGCGGCGACGCGATGGAGTTGATGCCGGAGTTGCCGGACGGGTTCGCGCACGGGGTGATCTACTCGCCGCCGTTCGCGTACGGGGATGAGGGCCTCGCCGGCGGGGGCCTGTACAAGTACTCCAGTTCGGAGCGGGACCTGTCGAACGCCGGCGGGTACTCGGAGTTCTTCGAGGTGTACGGGTGGTTCGTCCGGGAACTGCACCGCCTGACGATGCCCGGCCGGATCAACGCGGTGCACTGCATGGACACCCCCACCGGGAACTCCGGCGGCGACGCCCTGGTCGACTTCCCCGGGGACCTGATCCGGCTGCATCAGAAGTGCGGGTTCGAGTACCTCGGCCGTCACGTCATCTGGAAAGAGCCCCTCGCCGTGCGGAACCGGACGATGGTCAAGGACCTGACCCACAAGACCATCACCGATGACGCGACATTCGCCGGGCTGGCGGGCGCCGACTGGCTGCTGATCTTCCGCCGGAAGGGGAAGAACCCGGTGCCGGTGACCCACCCGCGCGGATTCGGGACCTACTACGGCGCCGCCCGTCCCCCCGCCGACGTGCTCAAGTGGCGGGGGCATCCGGGGTCGCAGCTGGAGAACCGGTATTCGCACTGGGTTTGGCAGCAGTACGCGTCGGCGGTGTGGGATGACATCCGGGGGAACCTGGGCCGGTGGGACGACCGGGATCATGACGCGGTGCTGCCGTACCGGGAGGCCCGCGACGAGGAGGACGAGAAGCACGTCCACCCGCTGCAGCTCGACGTCATCTACCGGTTCACCGAGATGCGCACCAACCCCGGTGAGCGGGTGTTCACCCCGTTCATGGGGGTGGGGTCGGAGGTGTACGGGGCGGTGCGGCTTGGCCGGCTGGGTGCGGGGGTGGAGCTGAAGCCGTCGTACTGGCGGCAGGCGGTGAAGAACCTGGCCGCGGTCGAGGCGGACGTGGCGGAACAGGACACCCTGTTCGGCTAACCGGTCGTCGCCGTTGCCGTTGCGGTGCCGGATCCGCGCCCCCACGTACGACCCGAGGACCCCGATCAGGCCGCCGACGATCGTGGTGACGACCTGGGTGGTGTTCTCCCCGAGGGTCTGGACGGGCTGCCGGTTGTCGACGACGGAGATGATGACGGCGGTCATGAGGCCGGTGACGGCGATGACGAGGGCGGCGGCGAGGACGAGAGCCACCGTGTCCGCGGTCACCCGGCGGGGCCTGCCGTCCACCCGGCCCCCTTATCCCATCCGGTGCAGGATCAGGTACGACTGGGCGTGCAGCGTGACCGTGGACGCCTCGGACACGTTCTGCGCCCACTGGAACTGCATGCTGCCCGCCGTGGACCCCGTGAACACCGACCCGGTCATGGTGACGCCGCGGAGGTTCCCCGCGCCGTTCACCCCGCACGTGTTCACGAACGCGCCGGTGAACGCGGGCCCGGTGGTCTGCCCCCCGGACGCGTCGGTGAACACCGCGTGGTACCGGACGTTGGTCCCGCCGGGTATCGAGAACGCCCACTTGAGCGCCTGGGTGGCGGTGTTGGACCCCTCGCACAGCAGGAAGCAGGTGAACGCGTAGAACGCGCTGACGGCCAGCGGGAGCACCAGGTCGGGGTCGTTGGCCAGGGTGGTGGTGGACGCGCGGGCCAGGTCGGCGGTCTTGTAGGCGGCTTTCGGGGTGAACCAGTTGTTGCAGTCGGCGGCGCCGAGGACCTGGCCGGGGGAGTAGACGGGAATCGGCACCGGGCCTCCTGCTGTTCAGAAGTTCACTGCGTTGGCGTCGAGCTGCCCGAGGACGGGGTGGTCCAGGACCAGGAATGAGTACCGGGCGGCGTTCTGCAGCCCCCAGACGGTTTCCCACCGGTCGACGGTGATCGTGTGGGTGACCGACCGGATGAAGCAGTCCTTGGTGATGGGGGCCGTGCCGGGGGGGCGGCGCCACACCTGGATCCGGTCGCCGATGTCCCGGCCGAGCAGGTGCGGGTACAGGCTGGCCGGGTCGGTGTCGCCGGACAGGGTGAGCTGGTCGAACCGGGATTCGTCGCCCCGGCTGATCGACAGGACGTAGGTGGCCCAGTTGAGCGCGTCAGCGTCGTTCTGCAGGATGAGGCCGGTGGCGGGGTAGGAGCGGGGGAACAGGTATTTCGCGATCGACGCGGCGTCCTTGGCCTGCTGCATGTTGTTCGATCCGGCGATGGTGGCCTGGATGTCGTTGGCGAGCATGGTGTCGTCGTCGGGGCGGGTCAGGTCCTCATACGGCAGTTCCGGGCCGGCTGTCTGGGCGGTGCCGGGCATGTCACCGAACACCCCCTGCACGGTGCTGGACCGGGTAGCGGTCATCGGGGCGTCGCGGTCCCGGAAGACGACCCGGCCGGCGCCGTCGCAGTACAGGTCCCCGATCTCGGACTGGGCGGCCGTCCGGAGCAGGTTCAGGGCGGTGTCCCCGAACGTGGCGGCCTGCACCGCCGACTGGCCCGCGTCGAGGACGGAGCCGCCCTGCGCGGCGTCGTACCAGCCGGCGGCGGTCAGGATCCGGCGGACCCGCGCGCCGGACAGTTCCCCCGCCCCGACGGCGCCGGCGGCGGGGAGGGTGACGCCTTCGAGGATGCAGAACGGGTCCTGCGCGGCGGCGACGGTGTAGTCGTAGTCGGGGCCGTTCAGCGCGGTGGGCGGGGTCCAGGACCGGACGTACCCGGAGAACAGGTCGTACGTGACGGCCGCCCAGGTGGCGCGGACCCGGAGCGGGACCATCGGGCGGATCTGCGACACCCCGCCGGTCACGTACGGGCCGGCGAGGTTCTCCGGGGAGAACCGCCCGTCGGAGTTCGCCAGGGTCACCGTGCAGGTCCCCGCGTCGTAGGTGACGAGGGGGCCCTGCTGCCGGGTCGACGGCCGGGTGATCGTGACCGACTGGATGACCGGGACGTCGCCGATGTACCCGCCGAGCGGGGTCCAGTCGGTGACGGTGCCGAGGGTGGCGGTGTCGAGGAGGCCGCGGGCGGGGTCGTCGAGGAGCAG